TAACTGACAAAGAGTACTATGCTGAACTTGTAGCACAAGAACAGATAGGTTTCAGTATTGAGGGGTACTTAGGCATGAAACTAAAAGAGCAAAACAAATCCCAAATAAATACACAAATGAATGAGTTAATGTTGCCGGATGGCGAACACATCATCAACGAAAAAATCTACGTTGTAAAAGACGGTAAAGTAGTTGAAGTAAAAGATGTTGAAAAAGTAGAGGCTTCTGAGGAAGTAGCTCTAGAAGATACTGTTGTTGAAGAGACAGTAACAGCAGAAATTCCTGCAGAGGAGGAGACCATGGCAGTAGACCCTGTAGTTGATGCAGAGGCTATCCTTGCTATTGTTAAGCCTGTAATGGATGAGCAAATGAATGCTTTACTTGCTATGATAGCTGAAGTTAAAAACCAACTTGAGGAAGTACTATCTATGGAAGTAGAGGATGAGGTGATGAGTGAGGCTGTGGCCATGAGTGCACAGCAAAGATTTTCTAGTGTAAACAAATTTATAAACAACAAATAATCATGCGTAAATTAAAATTCGACTTACAAGTTGACCCAACTGCTTTATTAGCAGCTAACCCTGAGGCATTCTATTCTCAAGCTTACTTATCTGAGGATACTGCTGACAACTACCGTTCTTTGCCAGGAGTAAAGTACAAAACTAAATTAGCGACTGTTACTTTTGGTAACATTTTGCAAGCATCTAGCTGTAGCTTTACTGCTCCTAATGATGATTTGAACGCTAAAGAAATTGATGTATGTGCACTTTCTGCAATGGCTCAGATTTGTCAGTTTGACCTTGAGCAATCTTTCTTATCTCTTCAAATGTCAAAAGGATCTAACGGAGATTTCTCTGTTGCATCTTTCATGTCTTTCTACTGGGGTGAGATGGCTAACAAAATTAACGGAGATATTGAGTTAATCAGATGGCAAGGTGATACAGGCTCATTAAACCCTACACTTGCTTTGTGTGACGGTTATGAGAAAAAATTAACTGCAGGTTTAACTGACCCTAACGATACAGTTATCAATGGTGGTACAGGTGCTATCGCTTCATTCTCTACATTAGAAACTAAATTAGCTGCTGCATTTGCTTTACTTCCTGCATCTATTGCTACACGTACAGCTGACCTACGTTTGTTCATGCCTACTCAATTGGTTAACATCTACCGATTAGGAGTTGCTGCAGGTAACACTAACGCTTACATCACTCAAGATTTGTCTTTGACTTTCTTAGGAGTTAAAATCGTAGTTTGTCCAGGTATGTCAAACAACACATTTGTGTGGACTTTGAAAGACAACCTTATCTACGCATTTGATGCTGAGGGTGACTCTTCTGACCTACGTGCTGTTAACTTAGCTGATACTGTAGCTGAGCCTTACATCAGAACTCGTGCTAACATGAAAGTTGGTTTCGAATATGTGAATGGTGTTGATATCGTTTACTACTCATAATAATTAACTCATAGAGGGGAGGTAACTCCCCTTTATATAATACTTTTACACAATGGCTACATGTCAATCTCTTGAAACTATCGTAAAACCATGCGATAACAACATTGGTGGTATCTATGGTGTTTGGATTAATACACAGGATGAGATAGCTTCTATCACTCCTGCTGACCCATCTACAGTAACTGGTGCCAATGCCTGGCAAATTACAGGTATCACATTAGTACCGAGTGGTGATTTATTCCAACCATTTGAGGTACGCCGAAACACATCCAACTATACAGAGGATAGCACTATTGACCTAGTTAATGGTAGCTCTTTTGTAACTCAAACTATCAATTTAGTATTCCATAGAAGAGATGCTGATAAGTCTCGTGCTATTAAAATCCTAGGAACAGGACAGCAATACTTGACAGCTATCATCTTAGATGCTAATGGCTTATATTGGTACTTCCCATACTTGCAGTTATCTGCAACGGGTGAGGGTTCAGGTACAGCTCGTGCAGATGGTAGTAAATATACCGTTACACTCCTTGCGGAAAACCCTTATTTGGCATATAACATTGATATGACTGCTGGAGCACTTGCTACCATCGGAGTACAATAAGCAATTCTACCTCTCTATATTAGAGCCCTGCCACATGGTAGGGCTTTTTTTATGAACATTTGACAAAGCTAATTTAATATAGGTGTGATTTACTTAGATCAAGGTGTTATTAATCAGTTTGTATTGACTCTTTCAGAGGTCACTACGGTTACTACACCACACTATTTATTTGTATTCACCAATGAAATGAATACCACTAGCACACCACAGCTCTTTACATCTGCTGATACAAGTGCATGGCCCGAAAGATATAACCTGTTTACTCTTGATGAGCCTACAGACATCACACTCTTAAAAGGTCAGTTCACTTATCAGGTATATGAGAGCTCAACTGCATTCGTTCTACCTCTTACAATAGCACAGACTACAGGTGTAGTCATTGAAGAGGGTAGGCTTGTGGTCAGTGGTCCTGCAGGAAATTCAATATACGATTAACTATGGCTTGGTACGATAGATTTATTAACAACAATAAGAAAGGCCCTGAAGTAGTAGAGGGGTATCAATCATTCAGCACCCCATTCCTACCGGTAGGGAGAGGTAACTTGACACTGCCATATGTTAATGGTAGATATGTGCAGGAGTCATGGGTAAGATTTGGTGAGGGTAACCTATACCCTGAAATGCTCAATCAAATGTACTACAGCTCGCCACTACATGGTGCTATAGTTGACTATAAAACAAATGCTGTAATTGGTGGAGGCTTTAACCTTACCACTGACAAGCTAACCCCACAAGAAAAGCTAGAGATGTTTAGCTTTGAAAAGAAAGCCAACCTCAAGCACACTGTTAAGGCTGTTACAAAGCAGTTAATTCTACACAATCGTGTGTACTTTAAGCTATATTTTGGAGAAAAAAGAAAGCTAATCAAGATTGAGAATGTATCCCCTGAGAAAGTAAGGGTATCACCATGCAGAAAGTACTACTATTTGTCGGATGATTGGAGTACCAGGATAGATACTGAGGTCATTAAGCCTTATCATATCACCTGTACAGATGAATGTCAACTATATTGCTATGAGGTTAAGTCAGTTGGTCAAGATTATTACCCACTACCTACCTATACAAGTGCATTGAACTTTGCTTTTTTAAGTGGTGAGTTATCTTACTTCGCAAAAAGTAACATTCAAAATAGTGTGTTCCCATCCTTTGCTATGATGTTCCCAAAAAGACCACAGTCGGAGGAGGAAAAACACATGATCAAGGAAACTATTGACCGCCTTAAGGGTGCAGCCAATGCAGGTAAGGCAGTTGCATTCTTTGCTAACTCAGCTGATCAGTTACCTAAGATTGAAAGCCTACCTACTAATGGCAATGATAAGCTATTTCATGAGGCATCTGCATTGAACACTGAGCAGATATGTTTTTCACATACCATTGACCCTATCCTAATGGGTATCCGTACCACTGGTAGCTTAGGTAATGGCAGTGACATCAAGCAAGCATATGTGATATTTGAGAAAAACGTGGTCATGGAGTTACGTGCTCAGATAGTTACTATCTTTCAGGAGATACTAACCATTGCTCGCATCCCTGCTGAGTTTACAATCAATAACTTTCAAATTATTAATGAGACCATCGTGGAGCTTGAGGGTGAAAGTTCTAAGACTAATGATGCATTGAACACATTGAGTCCATTAGTAGCTACCAAAGTACTTGAGACCATGACCATCAATGAGATTAGAGCACTTGCTTCATTGCCTCCTGTAGATGGTGGAGATGTTACACAAGCAGCTGCAACTGCAGCGGCACAAACACCTGCAATCTGATGTTATATTTTATCACTGAAACCTACCTCAAGACAAACACACCCATCACAGCCAATGTGGATGTTACTGACGTAACTCCCTACATTGCGACACAAGCGGCATTAAGAGTACAGCCTATACTAGGTACTACGTTCTACAATCACATGTTGAATGCATACAATACTCAGACACTTACACCGGATGAAATAGATCTAGTTGAGTTCATTCAGCCGGTTATCGCATGGAGAAGTGCAGAGGATGCTGTATTTGGATTGACTTATCAGCTAAAAAACAAAGGACTTCAGACTCAAAATGGTGATTATTCTGCAAGCGTATCCAGGAATGAGGTAGCATTTGGCATGGAGCACTATGCACAGAAAGCTAGTTTCTTTGAGCAACGTCTAATCAGATGGTTATTAGCTAACCGTAACCTGTTCCCTATATTCATATCCACTACCAACATGGATACTGACCTACGACCAATGTTTAACCATTGCTCATGTATCAATCAGTATCAAACAACTTGCACAGGTATGTGTGGTAACTTCCTTGAGAATGGGTACAACAATAGCATCCTAATCTTGTAATGAAGTCACAGCTCACCATACTATTAGCCACAATGAAAGCCAATTGGATAAAACTATTGGCAACTATTAGTGCATTCTTAATGCCTATCTCAGGGCTATTGTTTTTGGTAGGGTTTGTGATCTTACTTGATACTATCACAGGGGTATGGAAGTCAATTAAAAACAAGGTTAAGATAACTAGCAGGGGTCTATCTGCAATCATTAGCAAGATGCTACTCTATGAGGTAACTGTTATCATGTTCTACATGATTGACCAATTCATACTTAACCATATCATCCTGCAGTTTTTCTCAGTAGAGTTACTACTCACTAAGGTACTTGCACTCATCCTGGTATCAATCGAGGTCATGAGTATCAATGAAAACTACAAAGCAGTGAAAGGGCTTGACCTATGGCAGGCAATGAAAAACTTATTTTCAAGAGCTAAGGATATTAAAAAAGAGGTGGATGAAATTAGACACAAGCAAGATATTACAGGAACGCCTATCTAATGCTCAGTACTTTCATGAGGAGTCTGAGAAAAAACAAATCTATTTACACCATACTGCAGGCAATGGTAATGCCGTAGCTGTATCACGTTGGTGGAATAGTAACGCAGATAGGATTGCTACTGCATTTGTAATAGGTGAAAGAGGTACAATAGTACAGTGCTTTTCATCTAAGCATTGGGCCTACCATCTAGGTATAGATAGTCAAGATTTCTCAATACATGGACTCAAGTATCAAAACTTAAACAAGCTAAGTGTAGGTATAGAGGTGTGCAATTGGGGTCCATTGAAGCTAAAGGATGGTAAGTACTACAACTATGTCAAGGGAGTGGTGGACCCATCAATGGTAACCACATTAGATGCACCATACAAGGGTAATATCCATTGGTACAAATATACGGATGAACAGATTGAAAGCACTCGGCAGTTGGTGGAATATCTATGTGAGACCTATGACATTCCTAAGACTTACCGTTCAGAGATATTTGCCATTGATAAAGAGGCATTCAAAGGAACTGCAGGGATCTACACGCATAACAGTGTGAGAAAAGATAAGGCAGATATTTACCCATGCCCTAGAATGATTAAGATGTTACAAAGCCTATGAGATATTTAATACCTATACTCATCCTGCTATCCTGCTCAGCTCCTAAGCGTGCTCAATGGCACTACAAGAAAGCCTTAAAGAATGGATTGCAGTTAGTCCAGGATAGTGACACCATCCGGATAACAACGGTTGACAGCATCCCTGTTATTCACAATGACACTATTGTATGGGAGAAATTCTACACCACTAAGGATACGGTGATACAATTCAATAATGTGTACGTGCCAAAAACAAGATGGCAAACAAGGATTGAGTA